AGCTCTGGACATAAGACTGCACAACTTCTTTTGACTTCGGAATGTCCAACTCGACCTTACCTTTAACAATACCTGCGTTAAGAATGATATGCTTTGCCGCATAGACAATTCCTACATCTTCATCCTTGTCAGCCTCTTCCCGAATCTCCTCGGCTAACTTGATAACCCTATTGACGCTTCCGCCAATCATGTCAGCTCTGGCAAATTCCTTTCTTGCTTAAATCGAAGCAAGACATTCCAAACTTGTTCCAGTGTATCGGAGCAACCTTTAACTCTACGATTCACTTGCTTTCCGTCATCGTCGTAGCTTTCAACATTAAAATCCTTAAACTCGCCAGTATCATATCGCAACTTGCGTCTAATCTCTTCTTCCAAGTCGTTAATGACTAGCAACGCATCCAATCCATGGAGAGCATAAGCATGGTCGTCTTGGTCTTCTGGTAGGTTGAATTCAAGTATAGCTTTCATATGTTTTTATTTATCCATTCTGCAACTCGTTTAGCTTGTGGCGTTTCTTCTTTTATTATCTGATCGTAGCAAACATCTCCGTATGACTTAAATATCTGGACATTATTTACTAACCATCCCATATGGTATCCAGAACGCATAAAGTCAATGAAATTCTGCGTTGCTTCTCTATCAACGACAAAGTTTAGCTTACCAAATTTATTCTCCCAATACTCTTTTGGTTGGCAATTAATATGCCCATGACCACCCTGCCCCGGCACTGCTGCTGAGAAGATAATCGTCGGAGCCAACTCTGTTAGCTTCTCTACAACATAATCCGCTTCATACGGATCAATATGTTCTGCTACCTCCAGACAGATAGCCAAGTCATACTTTCCGTCCTCATCAAACATCGACTTGATTGTTTCTGGACAACGCTTATCTGGATCAATGCCAATAACATCGTGACCCAATTCACGCAATGCTTGGACATAAATCCCCGGCCCACAACCTACATCAATTATTTTCATAATTTTAAAAATGATATATGGCCATCAATAAATCTCCAAATCTCAAACCAATGTTTTAAAAAATTTATTTTCATGGGTAATTCTTCATTCCTGCATACAATCCATTGCCATCAGAATACCAGCCTTGGCCCCTGTAGACATCTAAAACATCGCTGAAATATTTCTCATACATCGGCGCAACTTTCCCAAGCGTGAAGTTCTCGCCCCACTTTCTGCAATCTATCGGCTTGATGTCATCAATATTATTGATCGCATCCACAAAGTCACCCATCGTCCTGCATCGGAATCCTGTAATGCCATGAAGGTTATTTTCTGTGAATGATCCCCAATCTGTCGTAATCGTTGGCGTTCCACATAGCAAGTTCTCAACCTGAACCCCTCCGAATGGTTCAATATACTGGCTAGGAACAAAACTTGCCTTGGCATTAGCCATTAGCTTTTTTCTCTTCTCCACATCGGCATACCCAACATATTCCACATGGTCTGGCAATTTATATCCTTCTTCTTTCTGCCCTGCGATGACTAGCTTCACTCCTGCCTTCTCTGTGGCTTGAATCGCTACATCAACACCCTTTCCACTATAAACCCTGCCCAGATACAGAAAGTAGTCCTCTTTCTTTGGATTAAACTCGAAATCCTCCACATCGAAATAATTCGGGATGACAACATCATACCAGTCTTGCCGACAATTCCCAACAGCCTGTAAGCCGTAATAAGCGTGATAAATCGCGTAACTCTCCCAGACTTTCCATCTTGCCCAATGTCCACCCGCATACCCAATGCCCGGCTCCACGCAAATCATGTCAGGATGCGCGTCACAAATCGGCCTTACTCCACTACCCCAGAAAGGCAAAATAAAATCATGCTTCAACTTTCTTTTTCCTACCTCTTCAATCGCATTCCTGAAAAAAGTCTGATAAGCGTGATCCTGCATATTGAACTTGAAGAATGTCTTTCTCCAGTCATGCGAACCATAGCTTTTCTGGAAGTCATCGTTCGTCAACACTGTGACGTGTTCGGAACATTGAAGCTGTGAATCCTCATGGCCGTAGTGAATCACTTCATGGCCTCGCTCCACCATCATCTTGCCGAATTTTACAACCTTCTGAGTATAGGCGCAGGCATTAAACTCTTTCGATGTGACTGTGTGAGGAAGTCCTAATATGTGGAATCTCATATATTTATTTTCCTAAAAGCTTTTCCCCTTCTGTATATCCTCCCCGATAAATCTCAACTCCATTTTCTTTCACGACAAACATCGACGGCTTTGTTGAATGATCCCAATATGACGAAAATCTTTTCTCTTGCATCCTCACCAACTTTATTCCGAAGTCTTGCGCTAGTGAAATACTCGTGATGTCCCTGTCGTAAATATCACGATAGATCACTGTTTTGATTCCATAGGATGCAATGGAACGCAAACAATCATTGCATGGAAGCAATGTCACGGCAATCGTCGAACACTCATCTGGCTTCACATAACGCAACGCATTTTGCTCGGCGTGGACGATGTAGAGCCTCCGTTTATCTCGATCCACCCAATCCTCACGCATCCCAGCGGGGAAACCATTGTAGCCAATTCCTGCAACTGTGTTGTCATGGCGAAGCAAACAGGCTCCAACCTGTTTCCATGGGTCTTTGCTTTTCTTCGCGGCTATCGTTGCCAACTCTAACGCATATTCATTCCAGTTCATAGTTCAAACGCTCGCAACTCTCCGGGAATGTCGTCGGGAAATCTAATGCCATCCATTTGTGCCTTGTGAAACTCTTCTATTTCTATCGCATCTTTTAACTCATCACGCAAGAATGCCATTGCCGTTTCGTATTTGTCGAAAATAGCACGCTCCGTTTCGTGTAAATATCCGCAATGTTCGACAATGAAAACAGGCGGCTTGCCGTAGCTCCAACGGGTTTCAATGCGCCAGTGACAATCTCGGTCTTTGTGATGATCTCCTGCTATCAATGCGTGATATTTCTCCGCAAGTTCGGTCACTTGCTTTTCAGTCTTCATATTCCAGCACCTCACTGCTGCTCGTTTCCAGCATATGCAATGCATGATTCAATTCGTGATGGAAATGCTCTTCGGTAAAGTCACCTTGATTTAGTCGAAAGATGCAAGCCGATACCACGCGCAAAAGTCTAGCATAGGTGAATGCTGCGGCGATTCCGGCAATGGTAGGATCGGAATACTTCGCGTAGATTGGCGCGCCCTCGTCGTCTATTTCATCGCTCCCATTGTTTTGAATCAGTCCCATGAGCCAACCCGCATACAAATCGAGCGAGTTAATGAAATCGTTCGGGTCGATGTAGCTTTCCTCGATGTCTAACTGTGCTTCAATGTCGCGCTGTCCGTCGGCGAACCCTTCCCAATAGTCTTGTGATTTGTCGCTCATTGGCAAGATTCGCATTCTTCATCTTCTATATTGCAAGCACGAGGAACGATCTCGTTAAAATCTTCGTCGGGTTCTGGCTTCTTTACTTCGTCGCCGTGGTCTTTGTCTAGCGTCTCAACCTTGTCGAGTCGCGCAATGGCTGATTCGTCACTGTAGCTTTTCCCGTAGCGTATGGAAAGCTTCGAGGTATTCGCGGCAATCGCGGATTCAATATCAACGCCGATAGAGTCGAGCATTCCGGCAATGTAAAACAGCAAGTCGCCGCATTCCTCAACAATGTTGGCAATGTCTAACTGCTTGCGGTAGATTGTGGCCTTTTTCACTGCATCTAGTAACTCACCCGCCTCGCCACTGATGCCAATGGCCATATGCAAGCGGTGGCAATCTTCGGGCGTGAGTTCTTCGGCAATGACTGATCCAGCCTTGCAAAGTTTGCGGACAAATTCGCGGTGAGTTTGATATTCCATAGCCTTCCCCTTTATCATGGTTTTTTCCGTCCGCAATCGGTTTTTTCGGCGAGGAACAATTCTAGCGTGCGGATTCCCTTTTCTAACTCATCAATGGCCTCTTCTCGGGATTTGAGAGCATCTAGCAGGGTCTTTATGAACAGGGCGGAGTTTTCGGCGGTTGGGTTCTTTTCGTATGCGTGCGAAAGGATTTCCAGTTCGGTCTTAGTTTTTCGGGACATAGGGCGGGAGATGATGCCCGAAAAGCTTGGCGAGTCAATCACGGGCTTCCTAGCGTTGGCAATGGCATTGCATGGCTTGTTTTACCTATCGGGAAAAAAGACGGGGTTCCGTGAAAGGTTCGGTGATATTGTTACCGAAAGGGAAAATGCGCGAGTCTGTCACGATATGACAGATTGAAGCGAAAACCCTATCGGGTGCAATTTCGTGGACTATAGCTAAATTCTACCCTTTGCGGGTATAGTGAAAACCTGCGCTGAGATTGAATCTCTTTATCTATTCAGATTCGACAATTTCGGCCTCTATCGGTTCGGCATCTTGAATCCTTGCAATCGGGGTGGAAAGTTCTTTGAGGCTGTCCCTAGTGTCACGCTCTGGAACGGCAAAGCTGATTTTGAAATTCTGGCTGGAATTAGATTCGATCTCTACTTTGTCACCATATTTCTTCGGAGCCAGCTTAGAAGCCGTCCATTTTAGAGCGTCAATGCGTAAACGGCCAATCTGCGCGTCATGAGAATTAAACGCCTCCGTCATCACCATATCGGCGAAAGTGTCGGCTTGTTTACTCCTCGCTCGTGCGTAGTCTTGAAAGAAGTCGGGATGATTGTCGAGCCATTTGTAAACAGTCGGAATGCTTGGAACATCTGGAAGCTGACAGATTGCGTTGAGCGTCATGCCTGATTCGATCATGTCGCAAATATGTTTTGCGGTATCTTGATCAAATGGGATTTCTGGTCTTCCTAGTTGTTTTTCCATGATTCTATGGGTAACTGGAAAAAAGTTCTCGACAAGTCCTTTTTTCTGTGGCTACCCTACGCCGCGAAGCAGGCGCAAAAGATTAGAAATCTTTTTTCCTGTCTCTCGCTTGCAATAAATTCATCCGCATTCAATCTGATCTGCATCAGATTTCGCTCCGAAAGCTGGCATGATAATTAATTCGTGAAGTTATCAGAATGGCATGGAAAATGTATCTGGCAAATTGCTGGCAACATTCCCCTGCCTCTTACGGGCGGGAAGTTGCAAAATCTGATTTTTCTTTTGGTCTCTCAAAATGTTTTTTTCAATTATTTTTTGAAATTGAAACGCCCGCAGAGCCGCATCCAGTGCGGTTCCGTGGGCTAGTCAATAAAATAAATGCGTGCGCGAGAAAATATTTTTTACGATTTTTCTTGGTGATTCGCGAAGATTGGGAGAGTCTCTTTTCAGTGAACGACGCAATCCGCGACGCTCCGAAAAACCAAATAGAAACCAAATCAAAATGAAATACCTTCCAACTCTCGATCTCTGGAACAACGCAACTCAGCAAGCCGTTTTGACTGGCCAAATCAAACTCCAATGTGGCCAATGGGTGAAGTGCGGAAATTCAAAACCTTCCCGCTTCGTGAAAACCACAGGCCGCTCTCTGTGGGTTGCTCATCCACAGGGAACTCCAGCAGCAACACGGGAAAGATTCCTGAATCTTGTTTCATTTGCTTCCCGCTAATCTCAACCAAAACCAAATAGAAAAACCAATCGAATGAAACTCAAAAAAACAGCAAGCGGATACGAGTCGAAAGACGGCAGGTTTCAATTCATCAAAACAGAGTGCGTGGCATCTCGCAACGGATGTTGGAAAACAGCATGGCGTGTATTGGACAACGGAAAACTTGCTTCTGATAATTTTGAGGAAACTCTTTTTATATGCAAAGAAATTGCTGAATCAATAATTGAGGACGAAGCCGCCTAACTCTTCCCCGTTCCCATCAGAACAAAAACCCAAATAGAAAAACCAAATCCAAATGAATACCACGCAACAAACCATCATCCCACAACACGAACCCGCCGTTTATGTCGGCACTTATGAAAAATACAACAACGGCAGCATTGGCGGCGGCTGGCTGTCACTGGAGGGACACAATAAAGAAAGCTTTTATGCGGCTTGCGCAGAGCTTCATTCTGATGAGTCAGACCCTGAATTTATGTTTCAGGATTTCCAGAATTTTCCTCGTGAGTTTTACGGCGAGTCTGGGCTTGCTGCTGAAATATGGGACTGGCTCGAACTCGATGAAGATGATCGGAAGCTTCTCGCTCAATACTGTGATGCGATTGGCTGCGAAGGTTTGACCATTGAAGATGCGCGCGACGCATTCCATGGAACGGCAGACAGTGAAGCAGAGTTTGCAGAGCGTATGGCGGAGGATTGCGGAGAAATACCAAAAGACTTGCCGTCTTGGATTGTGATTGATTGGGAAGCAAGTTGGAATTGCAACTTGCGTTATGACTACGCAACTAGCACCGACGACGATGGCGCGATCTGGTTTTTTCATAATCATTGAACGATGCGCACCTTTCTAATTCATAAGCAAAAACCATTTCAAACCATGAAACAAGAACATTTTGAGAAAGGACACTTAAACATTTACACAAAGGATCAAGATTCTTTTGTCACTGGATACGGGAAGCACGCAAGGGTTGTTGCATTCATTCCAGACACGGACGGGCTATATTGTCGCATTGACTATGTGTGGGGCCTTTCCGTTCCAAGTGAAAAAGAAATCCTAAAAGTTGCGAAACACTACGGAGACGCAAGGGGGAGCTGGAAATTGAAATCTTGGAAGGAATACGAAAATTCAGGAATTAAAAGAGCTGATGTCTATTTTTCCAAAAATTAAACCAATGCAAACCTTTAACTCTAACCGCCTCCGCAATAAATTCCGCGACACTATGCAAGAGGGTCTTGCGCCAATCTCTGCCGCTGATTTCTCCCGAATTGTTCGCGCTTTCCAATACTTAACCAAAAGAATTACGAGAAAATGAAAACCATGTCACTAAACGAAAGACTTAGCCACCATTGCAACAAAGCAATCGAACGAGGAGACGGGCCTATTGCCGGAATCCCTGCCGAAATTGAAATCCTTCGAGCTGACCGCTCAGAATATAATGAAAGCAATGGAAAAAACATGGCGGGGTGCATTGCGAAAGCTGGAAGCGTGATTGCATATTTTCCAACGCAATCCGCTTTGCGTAGTGCTCCGCTTTACGCCTCCGCCTTTGATTTGCTGGAAATCTTAAAGTCCGCCGTTGCGCGAATTGAGATTGCAAACGAGGAAGGCGACAGAATTCTTTCTGCGTGGCTTCCTGATGCACGCGCAGCAATCTCTAAAGCGGAGGGCTTGAAATGAACATCACGCCCGGCCCTGAATGGGTGAAATTTAAACGCAAACGCAAAAGCCGTCTTGCTATCCTTAAAAGAACATCCCAAGAGATGCAAGATGCCTTGCAAGCCATTGTTGACGCATTCGGAGATCAAGACAGCCTCTTGATTGATCAATGCAAAGCGGCACTTGCCAAGGCGAAAGGAGAAGCATGAACCTCCCTCCATGCCATCAAGACAGTCCCTTGCATTCTCTATGGCTTGCACGGGTTCAGGAACTCGAAAGCGAGGGACTTGATACCAGTGACGCGCAAGGGATCGCCGACATGGAATTTGAACCAATAAAGAAGCCCTAATAATGAATCGCGCCCGAACCATTCAAGAAATCCTTCAAGAACAAAGGGAGGAACGCGAACGCGAACGCCTCGCATCTTTCCTTCTAAAATTATTCTTCATTCACCTGATAATCGTCACCCTCTATTTTTACTTCTCAAAATGAAATCCGCTGAATATAAAGAACTTGAAAAACGCATCAAGGCATCAATTGATCAAGAGACATTGCAAAGACTAGAAAAGTCAATGGATCGTTTATTTTATACGGGAATCATATCAGCCAAGGAGCTTGGCCGTCTTGATACCTTAATAATGGAAAAGCTTGCGGAGGTAGCGCAATGAATAAATATCTTTTAATTGAAATCCGTGACTTGTTGGAGTTTTTAGTCAAGCAAGCGCGCCGCCACGATCTTGATGAGGTCAAAATCGCACGCCCTCGTGCCGTAGAACTGGCCAGAAAATGCCGTGAAGCTCTAAGGGAAGGGGGTGCGTCATGAGTGCCATTGAAAAGCAATATCAAACCTGTTTACCGCCAGAGGCATATATTCGGATATGTAAGGCGGTTAATAATGATGCGCCGCCTAAATTTAAATCATCAGTCTATCCCCCCAAACAAACCAAAACAAAACCCAATAAATAATATAAATATGCAAAACCAAATCGTAGTTCATAACCAATCCGTTCAAGACATTACAGCGATGGCGCAAGCGGCTGTTAAATCGGGCCTATTCGGCGTCAAGAATCAAGATCAAGCTGTTGCGCTTATGTTGCTTGCACAAAGCGAGAACGCGCATCCTTTTAGTGTCTGCACGCAATTTGATATTATTTCGGGGCGTCCAGCATTGAAAAGTTCGGCTGCGTTGGCAAGGTTTCAAGCGGCTGGCGGAAAGATTCAATGGATCGAGCGCACTGATACAAAGGCAAGCGCAAAGTTTAGCCATCCAAGCGGAGGCGAGTTAGTTGTGACTTGGACTATCGAGCAAGCGAAAGCGGCGGGACTAACTGGAAAGCAAACTTGGGTTCAATATGCAAGGGCCATGCTATCGGCTCGTGTCTTGGCGGAGGGAGTTCGCGCAATCCTGCCCGGTTGTCTGAATGGCATTTACTTGGCCGAGGAAGTTCAAGACTTCGACACTAAGCCAAGGCCAGCCAAGGAGGTTGTCGAACTCGTTCAGGAGCCTCCTGCCGCAAAAGAAGTGCCATCCTTGCCAGAGCCTCCTTCTAATAATGTCGAGTCAGCTAATAATGCGGAAATCCAAGGCGAGATTGTCGAAGGTGAAATATCGTGGGAGGCTAATTGGTGGACTCCTGAAGTTGCGGCTACCCTCGCAGATGTTCCAGAAGTGAATGCGTTCCTCATCAAGAAAGGTAAGATTCAAGAAGGCCAGACTTGGAAGGACATTGAGGATGCCACATACCGCAAGAACATCGTCGGCAAGTTGGCAAAGTTCGTGGAAGCCGTAGAGAAAGGAACTAAATAATGGAAAGCGTGCGTTATTCCGTCCGCCCTCAAGACGAACCACAAGACAATCCACAAGAACCACAAAATGAAAATCAATAATACTATCAACTTCCAAGGAGAGCGCACTTCAATGTCCGCCTCTGGCAACACTGAATGGTTTGAGTTTACTATCATTAGCGACAAGAAGTTAGATAATGATACGGTCAAGGAGCTAGTTAATGCTCACGGATGCGGAGGTCAGACATTCTCGTTTGACTACTCCATGAATCCAGATGGTCAGCATCTCTATAATGGTAAATCAACTCGTTACTCAGACTAATGAATCCAGACCATACTCTCTTTATTATGTGTGCGGGATTTGAAGCAGCAAAGTTTCTAGTCCCAGTAGCAATAATCGGATATATCACACTTAAACTTAATTAATAAATATGATCAGACATTCACTACTACCCAAGCTCGCTGAATGTCCTTGCTACGAATCCAAGCAAGGCGAAGCAGGGCCAGCAGCACAACGAGGAACAAAGTTGGACGGAAGATTCCGCGAGGCATTGTCCACTGGCGAGCTTAACGAAGTTGATCTGCCTAAGGATGACATCAAAGCTCTGAAATGGGCCTTGAAGCAAGTCCGCAAGATTGCAGGGAATAATCCTATAATATCGGATGAGGCACTTCTAAAGGTTCAGACCCCCGGCATTGAGCATGAAGGAACAGAAGATGTTAGGATTCCAGACATTCAGACCAGCCTAGATTTGAAAACGGGAATCCAGCGGAGTTACTACGCACAAATGGGGGCATACGCTTGGGGTAACATGGAGGCGCACTTCTGCGAGGAATGGACTTGCTATCTTGTGTTCTGCGATCAAAAGGAAATCGTAGAGCATCACTTCACGCTTCACCAAGCCAAGAATGTCGTTA